GGGCGCGGCCCTCCGCGACCTCGCCATTGCGTCCGATCACTATATGGTAGCCGATGGTACGGAACGAGCGTTCCTTGTGCCAGCGTGTGATCTCGTCGACTTGGCGCTTGAGCAGTTCGTCCTTCATCCATTGTGGTTGGGTGGCAGAGCAGTGTACGATGATGCCTTTGTGTTGGATACTCATGTGAATGCCTCGTGTATCGTTTGAGTTTGGGCGTCCGTGGTGAACTTGTCGGGGTTAATCTTAAACGTGATGGGGGGTATGTCGTCCCACCTGCGGGCTAGGCAGAGCATCTTATCGAGTGCGACAAATATAAATACGCCGTCGTAGGCGTGGGGGCGGCGGTTTAACTTGTAGTTGTACCTGACCGTCTTTTTGCTGACGCCGTGGAGGATCGGTTTGACGGATGATTTGACCTGTACGCGTACGAGTTGTCCGTTGGGCGTGCTCACCCAGAGGTCATCGGATGGCAGGTCGACGTGTGTGGAACGGAAGCCCAGTCGTTCGAGCGTGTACGCTGCGAAAAATTCTCCTTGGCGTCCGATGTATATGTTGGTTTGGTTTGTTCCCAGTTATCTATTACGCAGAAGTGTCTCCAGATGTGTGATTGTGACTTTGGCGGCTGACAGTTCGGCTCGGAGCTCCGCGATCTCCTTTAGCAAGTGTTCAATCTCGCCCGTCTTGTCGTCGAGCTTTTCAGCCAGCTTGTCGACCTGATGTTTTAAAGTGTTTTGGTATTCTGCTGCGGCGTCGCGCTTGGACTTTTCACGCATAGACATGAAAGACCAGAAGCCTGCTGAAGATAGCAAAGCTACACACAGCGTGATGATGTGTTCAATTCCCAATGATCGGTCCCTTCGGTGGCTGCGGGGACGGTACGGGAAGCTTGGGAGCCTGTCGTCCTGTTTCTGTAAATGCGGTCGGCGCACGCTTCGGCGGAGCCCCAGCGGAGCCGATCAGATCGTAAGTGACTGGGTCGGCTTGCAGTTCGCGTGGGCATTGCGTGCCGTAGGGGAGGATGGCAGCCACCTGTCGCGTGGTCTCTTGGGGGTCGGGGCACGTGTACGGGCAGACGGTCACGAGTTGGTGCTGTACGCCGATCCATACGTAGGATGCGAACACGCCTGCGAGCAGGCAGGTCATGCTTCGATGTCGATTGTTGATCGACCTTCTGGCTGTACGAGGCGGCCTGATGCGTCGTAGCGCATGGCGATCTCGATGCGTTCGCATGTCTTGTGGTGTTGTTCAATGGACGCCTTGGCGACGTTCTCAGGAGCGTTTGGGTTTATGGGTACGAGGAATTGATTTATTGAGTACCCCTTACTCATAGGGGCTATAGCCATGATAATACTCCTCTGTTGTTGGATGCGAAGTAAAGAAGCCAGATAAGAACGCCGACGAAGAAGATGACGGCGAGCGTCCATTGAAGTCCGCTGATGATGGCGGCGCGTGCGCGTTCGCGCTCTTCGGCTTCCTGCTTCTTACGTACGCGTGCTTCGGCTTCGTACTTGATCCAGTCGTTCCACAATCCTGGGCGTCCATATAAGCGGAAGTGGCTTTCGATTTCTTTGCGTGCTTCTTTGAGCTTCTCAAGTTCGAGAAACTCTTGCATGTCGTCGGCGCTTTTGCCCATTGCCTTGCGGAACAAAGACTTCTTCTTTGTTTCGCCCTGTGCTTTCAAAGTTTCTTCAGCCTCCATGATCGTCGACAGTTGGCGACCCATAGAGGCGATGTCCTTGCCATGCGCGGCAAGCTGTTTAACTTGGCTGATCGCAGCGTTCGCTGCGCTCACGAGGGCGATTGTTTCAGCTATCACGGCGCGTACTCGATTGGTGAGTTGTGCGTATGTGCTTGAGCGTGTTGGTGGTGAAGCCAGTATAGCGGACGACTTGTTACGGATCGTCCCGCAGGTGGCCTTCGCGTTGGAGGAAAGCTTTGTAAAATTCTTTCCAGTCTTTCAAACGCATTACGACAAGGCTGTCGTCGAGTGGTTCACGGTTGCGGCGCGTGACGACGACAGGCGCTTCTGGTGAGCGTGTCTTCTCAATGTTGCCTTCGGCTTGTCGCAAGGCTTCACGTACGTTGAGGCGCTCTGTGCGTTTGGCTTCGATGAATATGCTTGGCGTACCAAGGATGTCGGCGCCGCCAGCTTGCAGGCCAACCATGCCGCCGCCTGAAAGTGGTGCACGTTGGCATACGTTGTCACCGAAGACAGAGCAGTTCAGATACTTTGCGATGTCGTTCTCGTACTTGTCGCCTTTAACTTTACCTTTACTCGGCATAATCTTCCCAGTGATATTCGCTGCTTTGCTCGCGTTCGTGACAGAGGTTACAGCGGTATTGATTGATCTCGCGTTCTTCCGTGCTTCCGCATATCATGCAGGGACGCTTCCACGTTTTCGGGCGTACGCGATGTTGGTACTTTGCTCCTGGGAAATAGTCGAGTTCGAGACGCATGACTGCTCGCTTGACCGTGTCGACGCAACAGCCAAGTTCGCGAGCCAATCTCGCGTTCGTATGCTTCGCGTAGTTTGCTTTGAGCCAGTCGGCTTTCTCTGGCGTAAGCGTAAAACGATTTCCCATGTGTGCCATTTTAACACAACACAACTTTTTAACAACGAAAGGTGTTGACTTTTTTGACAAACGCGATAAAATCGCAAGCGTTCGACGAGCGTAGCAGACGAACAAGCTTTCGCGCCGTGAGGCGCTACAGCTTGAGCGGATGCAAGCGACAGCAGATAAGCGTAAAGCGATTTTATCGAAATCGGTACGCGAATTTTTTTTAACAAGTACGGAAGTTTTTAGTTGTTATATAGCTACAACTGTGTGATATAATAATACTTGCGTCGGCGGGTTTGGTCACTCGTTCGGCAGCTAGGTAGAAGAGCCCTCGTGACGAAAGTCCGAGGGTTCACTTATTTTTTTCACTTACAAATTTTGAAATTTTTTGTTGCTATTGAAAAACAACTATGTAACAACTTTACGTGTGAGAAATCCTCCCTGTAATCTGCCTCACATTCTTAACTGCCCCCGCATAGCTGCATCTGTGCGGGGGTTTTTTATTCGTCGGAAACAAGAAACGGTTCTTCAATTCTCGTGCCAATAATTTACTCTCCAAACACGAATGTTCCCGTCGTCGTCCGCTCTCGACTTCGCGCCACGCTTAAGATTTTCATCGCTGGTGTGCGGGTGTAATTTGCCAATATACCGCATAAGTCTTTTGGCCCTCTCCTCGCTTTCAACAAGGACGCTATCTCCGACTTCCATCTCCTTTGCAATCTTGTGTAACTCAGGGTCCACAGGTTGCATCTTTTTTTTAAGGCGTTGAATTGGGATACCCTTTTCAATTTTCAAACTCATTTCCATTAACCCCCTACGGTGTTTGCTTTTTCATTCGATATTTTACTTGCGATGTCGTACCCCCTCAAATGACGCACCCACTCGCTGACAACAGCCACAGGTTTGTTCACTCGATCCGCGATTTCCATATCACTTAGGGGTGGGCGCATCGTGCCACTTGCATCTTCCCACGGCTGTGCCAGTGTGATGGCACGCTGCTTAGGCGTACGCTGACAGATGACACGTACCTTCTGATCTGCGCTGCTCTCCACAAACCCCACGTAATGAAACGGCTCATGCGTGTCTGACCACTCGCGTACCTTTCCGTAACGCAGTTCCATGCAGACTTGCAGTCGCTCGTCCAATCTCCGAGCAGGCGGTGTGTCGCGAGTAACCATCGGTTGCTGCGTCAGGTCGCCATCGTACAGGCCAGCACGGACGTCGGCAGTCTCTTGGTCTGCGAACACCTGCGTGACTTTCAACTGCGTCTCAAGCACCGTAAGCTGGTTGGTCGATCCCGCCTCACGGGATCGCCCGTCCGTCGGTTTATTCGAGTGATGTATGAAGATCACGGACACGCCGTTGTTGCGGAGCAGCAATGCGAGCTCGTTGATCTTTCCCCACTCTTCCGCACTGTTCTCAGGCAGCCCCACCCACGCTGATCGAATGGTGTCGAACACAACGATGTCGGGGCGGTTCGCTTTGATCCAGCCTTCGAGATTTTTGACACCGCCTTCCGTACGCAGGTTCATCATCATGTCGTCAATGAAAGGCGTCCACACCATGAAGTTGCCGCCAGCATTCCCGAAAGATTGGCGGCTGCGGGTCATAAAGGCAGACAGGTTCGCACGGCTGTTCTCGAAGTCCAGATACAACACACGAGGTTTCTTATGAATGTCGTACGGGCCGAAGCTTTCCTGCCCTGCTGCGGCAGCGTAGAGCATGTGACGTACGAACATTGACTTGCCGTGACCTGAGTAACCATGCACCTGCATGATAGTCCCCGCCTGCGGTATGATCGGGTCAATGAAAAACGTTTGACCGCTGGCTTCCTCCATGAGCCTGTCTGCGTCAGATGTAAGAAGCGGCTTGAACCTATCCTTCTTCTCCTCTGCCTCAACCATCGGCTCCTTCGCACCCTCGTGCTTGAACGCGTGGTCTATGGTGCTTACAAACTCTTTCTCGTCCACGTCGTGAGGGCAGTCGAAAAATTCGAGCATGTACTCCTTCATCAAAGCGTACGTTTCATCGTACGTTTTGCCTTTGGCGGCGTAGTAACCTGCGAGAGTGACGAGGCGTTGATGTCTGCCATCTCCCACACCTGCCATCAGCTTGCGACCGAGACGAGCCACCTCGTCTCGTGTCTCCTCGATGGGTTCTCTCTTTACTCTTATGTGTGCGAGTGAAAGGTTCTCAAACTTAAAGTCGTTGAAGTCGATCACGTTGGAAGGCTTGGGCTTTCCGTAGTTTTTGTGCTCGTACACTGGCACGTCATCCCAATCCAACTGCACCAAGCTTTTGTAGTTCGGCGTGGGCGGGACAAGCACAACTCCCTTGTGTGCCTTGCGATCCAAGCCTTTCACTTCGTTCTTGGGCCACTCAAGACCGTCGGCGTTTTGCCACGTCAGAGTTTTGATATGGTCAACGCCTTCGGGCCACTTGAAATAAAAGTGTTTGCCCCGCTTAGTCTGCACAACCCAAGGCGTTCGGGTCAGCCCGACCTGTTCTGCGTACGCTAACGCTTCCTCGTTGTCACAATCGACGACAAGGACGCCAGAAAGTTTCCCCGTAATGATGCCGACGTGTGCGTCGGGCCAAAGCTGCCACCATTTGAGAAGGTCATCTTCGGAAGGAAATTTTCCAGCGTCATATATGTCACCCCATTCTGCGGCGGGATGCTTCTTATCCGCATGGATCGGTACAACCCACCAACCCTGCTCCAGTAGTTCGAGTGCCGCTTCCAGAAACATTTGTTCTCCTTGTGAAATATGAATTGAAGTCGACCTTGGGCCAAGCTTCTTTGATCTGTGAAAGGTAAGTGGAGGACATAGAACCGCGACGAACCCAGCCATACGGCACGGTACGCCCAATGTGCAGCTTGCGTGCTACTGCTGGAGCGCCACCGAGATCGTTGACTAAACTTTCGATGTCAAATTTCATGCCTTTTCTCCTTGCAAGTAAGTTTCTTGTAGCGTATAGACAACTTACACACAACCTTTAAACGTCAAAAGTTAAGGATCAAGATGGAAATAAAACCCTTCAAAACCAACGACACGTCCGTATCTGGCACCAGCAAGGTACTTTGCTACGGACATCACGGGGCGGGTAAAACCACCCAAATAAAAAACTATCTACATCGGTACGGCAAGGGGCTTGTCATCTCTGGCGAGAGCGGATTGTCATCGGTGTCAGATGTGGAATGTGATTACATTCCGTTCACGACCTTCGACAGTAAAGCGAAGAACGGACACTCCTTCCGAGACATCGTCGGGTACGTGCAGTCCGAACAGTTCGCTGCGCAAGGGTACAAGTGGATATGTATTGATAGCGCAACCGAGCTATCACAGCGTTGTTTTGCCGATGTTGAGGCCGAGCTTGGCGATACCAAGAACGGCTTTGAAAAGTGGGGCAACTACGAGCGTAAGATCACAGCCGCTTTGAAGTGGGTACGCGATCTTCCTATGCACGTTCTACTCACGTCCTTGGCAGCCGAAGAGAACGACGACAACGGCGTTACTCAGTATTGGCCTATGCTCGTACAAAAGAAAGTGCAGAAGCTTGTACCTGCGCTGTTTGATCATGTGTTCTGTATTGTCACCGCAACAGCCGAAGCCAACGGTACGGTCGACGTCACACGTAGGCTTGTTACTCAACAAGTCCACGGCTGGCATGGCAAGACACGCGATCCACACAGGCGTCTGAACGCAGTGGAGAACACCAGTGACGTCACAGAGTTGCTTGAGCGCGTCTACATGACCGAAGAGCAGTACCAAAAATTTTTGAAGAAAGGGAACTAATATGCCGTGGCAGGGATTTCAAAACATTGATCTATCGTCAGTCGTGAACGACAGACCAGAGAGCAAACGTATTCTTCAGCGTGGACGTCACGTCGTTAAGATAACGGACGCAACGATTGCATCCGACGAAAGCAAGGGTACGCACCAGCTTGAACTGTCGTACGAAAATTCTGATGGCGTGATACGTCAATGGATTATCGTCAATCACAAAAGTGAAAAGGCTGTGGAGATCGGCCTTCAGCAAGTGAAAGATTTGCTTCTGAACCTTGGGCATGATGGCAACAGTACGCCAGAGGTTGCGTGGTTCAAAGGAAAGACAGTCGGCATCAACGTGAAAGACGACACGTACAATGGGACGACGCGTCAGAAAGTGAACTACACCTTCAAAGCTGAAGAGGGTGCGAACGCCAACGTAACGAGCGACATTC